TTGCAATATTTTATTATATTCTGAAAAATTCTCAGACATCAATTTTCTCATCTTATCCTGATTAATTCTATTTAGTGAATCATGAAGATTTATGAGACATTTTGAATCGTCCTGAGTTATGGCCACGCTTTCACCAGTTAAAAATCGGTGAATTATGGTTTTTTCATCTTTTATCGATTCTTGAAGAGATGCTATTAGAGAATTTATGGGTTTGTTTTCTATTTTTATTATTTCTTCTTGAACTGGGGTTAAAGTATCTTCCGAATCATCAATCTTTTCAAGATATAAATTTTCACATACACTAGCATATTTTTCAGCCATCAATTGGTGTAAACGATCGCTTAACTCTTCTTTGAGAGAAGAAACAAATAATGACTCTTTTCCAGTCGTTATTTCATTGATTATTTTACCCAAGTTTATTCCCATTTACTTTTGTCCTTGCTGACCCTTCTGTCCTTGCTGACCTTGTTCTTCAGGTGGTGCCATTTGTTGCTGCATCATCTGTTGTTGCATCATTTGTTCTTGTCTGATGGCCAATTCTTGTTCCATTTCAGCATTCATTCTAACTATGTCCTGATCGTCTTGTTTCAACAAAGTCTTTCTGATGTATTCCTCGGAGAAATACTTTCCTACCATTGGATCTACTGTTGAAAGAATTTCCATTCTCTCTCTTAGAATTTCAGCTTCCTTCAATTCATCAAAATAAGAGTCACGATTATAAACAAATGCAATGTTTTGATTGATGTCTTCCCAATCCCTATCACTTATGATTCCCTTGAGAAGTAGTTGAGTTCTCAAAAGATTTGCAAATAATGCAGAAAATCTATTTCTTAATCTATCTATGAACTTATAAAACTTTACTTCATCGCGAGTTATCTCGGCTGCTCTTCCCATATTGAACCCTGTTTCAGGTAACATGCGAGATAGAGGAACATTAAGTGCTTGCCATAGTTTTCTCTGGAAGTATTCAACATCGGTCATTTCACCGAGATTTGCACCAGAATCTAGGGTACTAATTTCAGTTCCACGACCGCCTTCGCGTCTAGGCATCCAGAAATCTTCCAACATTGATTGGAAATTTCGGTCATCTTTGATTGAACCTGATGCCGGATCATAAACAATTTTATTACGATAGCGGTTCATGATGTCACGAACGTATTGCTCTGCCTTTTGCTTTGGAAGATTACCAACGTCCACATAAAATACCCTACGCTCAGGGGCTCTGGCTATACGGTAAATAACCACCGAGTCCTCTATTTGTCTGAGCATGTTCAGTGGGCGAATTACTTTTTGCAGATAACCAACCACTCGGCGAGTGGATGCGTCTATGATTCCAGAGTGAACATAGCAAATGCTGTCTGTTGAAAATTTAACACCGGTTGGGGAGGTCGGAATCATAGCCTCTCTGTCCGTATCGGTGTAAATGTAAAATTCTTCTACCTTTTTCACAACGGGTAGAATCATGTTAACATTTGGATCTACTCTTTTTCTTTCCTTTTCAACTTTTCTTACCTTTTTAATCTTTATAGGATCAATAGGAATAAGGTCTAATATACCGAGTTGGGGATTATTGTTGTCTATTTGAATAAAATAATATAGTTTGCTGTCAATATACCATTTACGGAATATGTCGTATCCTCTATTATTGAAATCTAAAAGATTTAACAGGTGGTTAAATTCGTTTTGAATTTTTCCCTTGATAACATCTGACAATGGAACATTGTCCAAATTCAACCTTACAGGTCTTTTTTGCGTTCCCGGGACAATCGCATCATTTGTTATGTCATCGATGGCCTTATCGACCTCAGAATAAATTGACATGGATCTATATTGTTGAATAAGAGCGTTTTCGTCTCTTACTGCACCCGAAAAGTCAACAAGAGTTCCTTGGACTCCACCCGTTTCTACAACATAAGCTCCATCGTACTTGTCACCAGATACAACTTGTGGTTGTGGCGGAAGGGTATCCGGCGTACCATCTGCACGTTTTCTTCCGATAGAAAATCCAAAAATTTCAAGAGGCATAGTTTATAACTCCAATTATTGTAGTACGTCAAACCAAGAATAATCTAATGTTACTGAAAAGGTAGTCAAAGTTTCATTTTCATCCATTGTCAATGCAATTGGCCCAACTTCAGAGGGCCAGCAATATTTAAGTTGTATTTTTTTTACTGGATTTCCATTTATGTCAAGATGCTCCACAGTCCAATCTTTCATTTTATCTGTCATGTCTGGATTGGTTGTTTGGCTAATGTTTCCTGTATGAGTATTGAATAATTGAGACCAATTATGAAATTGTCTCCAAAGACCAGTAGAATTATTTCCTGTGATATCATCCAAAACTGATATTTGCCAAGCAGGATATGACCTATTGCCGGGCATCTTGAAAGATCTTCCTCTATAAGGAACCAAAATTGGCGTTATTGAAGAAGAAGGAAGTGATGTTGATTTCACATGAAAGGTTAAAGTGGGTGTGTTGTTTCCAACCGATCCAGAAACTCTGAATCTGTTGTTTCTTAGACCACCGTTGAAATTTGAGATAAATCCAGAAATTGTTTGAGGATTTGTTGCCATCTAGTTACCTTATGTATTGAGGTTTGTGAATCTCAAGTTTATGGTCATGATAGGAATAGCTGAAGTTATAGTGACATCCGCAACGAATTTATTTTGTGCAATTATGTCCGGGGTATTATTACTTTCATCACAAACTACTGTAAAATCTGTCAAACCACCAGAAGCCAAAGCTTCATCTAAAATTGGCTCTACGTTGTTTGTAAATGACAATCTTGTCAATTCATTATTAAATTCAAACAAATATCTCTTTGCAATGGGTCCTATATTTTTAATTAAGTAAATTAAAAGACGAGATACGTTTATAAACCTATAAGGATTTGATGTATCTTGGAGGAGAGTCTTATCAGAGAAAAGGAAACTTCCTTGCCCACTTACAGTGATGAAGAAATTTACATTCTGAGAAGTAAGATAAGTCTGAGCTGATTCGCTGGGTTCAGTTTCGAGGCGAATAGAATTTAGTACCTTTCCTCTATTGAATCCGGCAGGTGAATACCAAGGATAAAAATCTCTATCTGTTCTTATCAAACAACCTGCAGCATCTGCGACGAGGGGACTGGTCACGGTATTCAAATTTTGGTTTAGTCCAAAATGCAGTTTATTCCCATAAACAGCCATTCCATATTGACCCAAACTCAGCCCTCTGGGGGTAATGTTTATAGCGGTCTGTCCGCCCACCCCGTTTATAGGTTCACCATATCCGGATATTTCGCCAGACACACCTACAACGCCAAAGCAATCGTAATTTCTTCCAATTACAACGTTTTTTATGATGTTTGCTTGGGTTTCAGAATGATCCAAGGCAAAAACGACATCTATGTCCGGGAATTTACCTTTATCTAGGAGAGGATTCGTGCTTTGTGTCCAAGTTCCAGAGTCACCGGCTATGATGCATTTTCCACCATATTGAAGGAAGTTGTGAACGGACCACCAGTATTTCGCCAAAGTTCCGGTGGCACCGTTATAGCAACTGGTGGGGGAAGCTCCCGTAGCATTGCATTGACCACCAAGTGCAGTTGGATCTGGGTTTTTTACTGAAATAGAGCCACATATACCCTTATATTTGTCATTATATTTGTTTATCCAGTCAGAAACTTTGGTTAGAAGCATATAACCAGCGGTATTGTCGGCTGTATTTCCAAATTGGGTTAATAGACTTAAGGTTGCACCAGAAGCGGCAAGATTTTCACAATAAACAGCACCGACATAATTTGATAAGTCTTCTGAGAATGAATATGAAAAATTTTCGTCAAATAGCTGAACTGTCGTTAATGAAGACATCTTTTCTCCTTGGTTTCAACTATTCTTATTTAGTTTTTGTGGGTTTTACCTACCAGCAGCCTTCCAGTGGTCCTCTCCGTCTTTTATTTCGGTCTCTTGAGCAAAATCTGCGGAGGAGAACCCAAACGGTGTAAATTCGTTCTCAATTTCTTCAAGTTCTTCCTGCATCATTCCCTTTCTGATATCGACAGAAGTCATGTCTTTGAAGTATTGTTGTCGGCACAGCCAAGAAAAGAGAACCAGACACATGACCAAATCATCCGTATGACCATCCTCAGCTTTCCACCCCTGTTCGCCATGGGACACGAAAGTCATCAATTCATCTAATATGTCCCTGTCTTCTATGACCAATCTATCCTGTTCGACAAGATTTTTAAGAATAGAACATCCGGTTTTTTTCAAAGCCATGGTGGTTCTTACGCCTTGAAGTTTATTTCCTTTACCAAAGCCACCAGACACAACCTGACCCTTTCTTCCTTTAGCGACAGTTGAGACAATGTTTTCGTATTCTAATTCGGTGTGTAAAATGTCCACAACTTGTCCGCCTACGTCATTGACTTCAACTAAAACCCAAGCATCATTATAATTTCTGGCTATGGTTTCTATGATATTGGGAAAAACGAGAGGGGGTATTAGATTATTTCTAAATTTTGCTACTAGCTTATAGGGAGAATTGGTGCAATCTATAATTGCAAAAGCACTATAATCTTTACCAATTCCTCTTGCAACGTCAACGGTCAGAGCGTAAATATGATCCGGTTTGGGTTCTTCGTATATTGAAAGCCCATCTTTGTGAATTTTTATGGGCTTTGACCAATTCATGGAACTGAGCTTCCATGATGCAATTAGAGTATTGGTCGATCCCAAAAATTCTGTATTATATTCCTGATTGAACTGCTCCAAACTAGTATTTGCTATTGTTTCAGTCATCCATTTATTATCTCGGAGAGGACCTCCGGGATATTTGGGAACATCTCGCCAAGACACCTCAATAGGAGCAAACTCATTTTTGCCATCTTCACCTGCTTTTTTAGTTGCACCTTTCCAAAGATGGTAGAATTTATTTAATCCTCTGGGTGTGCTGGTAATGATTACTTTTGTGTCTTTACCAGCCGAAATAGTCGGATAGACGCTGGAGAAGAAATCTTCGGCTATATTATTAGGAATGTGAGCAAACTCGTCAAGGTAGATAATATTCAATGACAGTCCACGGACAGCCGACGAACTTGTGGCTGATGCTATTATTCGAGAACCGTTCTCAAGGACTATAGAACCTTTGTTCCACTCCTTGACTCCCTGTTGAAGCCATTTCGGGATATATTGATAAGCATTTTTGATTCTTTCCAGAATCTCATATGCGATCGTTTTCTTGTTTGCCAATACAGCGACGTTAATATCTTGATTGAACAAAACATTCCAAAGAAGGTATGCACACATTGTCAGAGTTTTTCCGCTCTGTCGTGGTAGTTTGCAAATTACGAATCTATTATCCCTGCAAGTTTCTATCATTTTTTTCTGATAAGGATAGGGATGATATGGAATCAATCCTTCATCCAGAGAAACCGCTTTCATGTAACGAGTCGAGAAATATATCGGGTCAGCAGCGCATTTAACGTATTCTTTTACCTGTTCTGGAGTAAAGTCTATATTTACTCCATAAGGTTTAAGATTCACATTGTCTCTATATCCTTCAAGAGATCTTTTATTCGCCATTGTTATCTTCCATCTTGATTTCAGTCAGGGCTTTTTTTCTGCTTCTTGCACTGTTTATCAAGTCTTGTAAATCTGAAGTGGAACCAACAAATATGGAATTATTAGTAGTATTATTCTGAACCACTTTTGATTGTTCCATGCTTTTCATTTTTTGATGTATATCAATTATGTCCTTGTTTATCTCTGAAACTGTCTTTATCAGAGTCGCAGCAACCTCATATGCTCTTGGAGAATCTCCTTCTTGAGCCACTTTTAAAATTCCCTCTATCGCCTCTTCTCCTGTTGATACCAACTGTTTCAAATTCTTTCTTACTTCCAAAAAATCTACATCAACCTTCTCATCTGAAGGACTTGCTTTAGTTATTTGTTTTTCTTCTTTTTTCTCTTCAGGTACAAATGGTATACCCAGAGCATCACCTATCTTCTCAAGACTCATATTCACCTCATTCCTCAAATTGTGAAACATTCGAACTGGTGAAAGAAGCATCCGTGATTATCGTTGCACCTTCGACAGGGCCAAAGATGTGCGATTTCACGGTAAAGTTGTAAGTATACATTAATACTCTTCTTTCCTCAAAAGAACCTTCACTGTCCTCGTACATATTAGTGGAGTCCAATATAAAAGGAACATCCACCGCATCATACACTTTATTGAAGTTTATTTTTAACAGATATTCGGGAGCAAAATTCGGAAGTATCTGTTCCATGATCTGTAAATTATCATCTATATTTCTGGTGAAAGATGTCAACTCAAATGAAAAATTATATGGAACAACTTTCTTGACCGAGAGATAGTCTCCCTGAGGAGTCTCTACGGTTCTTGAGACGAGTTTATTCATTTTTCTATTGATATCATATGCAACGCTTTTTATGGAAAAACACATTCTAGGAAGATCGATTTGAACTCTGGTGTTATCTGTTATGGTCCCCGGTTCTCTGATTCTTCTATAGAATTTCTCTTTTGGTGTATATGTCAGAGGAACTCTTATTCTAGTATAAGTGTTGTCTTCTTTTGTCTTTCGAATATAAACCTCGTTAAAAAGATTTCCAAAAGACACAACCAGCTTTCTCACGGATTCATTGTAATAATCTGCAAACATTATGGTGTTCCTTCCGAGAATGGATCTCTATCACAATAATTTATTATATCTTTCTCATTCGATTCGAGAGATGTTATATCATTGTCTCCGAAATTATCACCGGTAAGAGAATTCTTGGGTATCAAAGTATTCGATGCAGTCTGACCGGAAAGATACTGTTTCGCGGCTGAAGAAGAGCCATACAGAATGGTTGTCCCTGTCAAAGTGAATGGATCTGGTGTTGTCACAAACGCATTAGCGGTCGTACCAGTCGCTCCCATGATAAACTGTATCAGTGTACCAATAGACATTGCAGGCCCTGTAATGGCACCAGTGACCCCTGCGAGCTCAATGTATTGCGACACGGTTTCGCCCTCAAAGAACGAGAAGTTGGTGATTCCGGGAATCTTTGTGAGATTGAG